CCATTTTTTACTTCCCGCGTTCATCCTGAAAGTTTGTCTCATCCTTTAAACAAAATGCAAACTACACCCGCTGGAAACTCTGTTACCCCCGCCATGTCTGCCGGTCGCCGTGGCACCCGCAAGGGCCCCTCTGCCAAGGCCCTCAAGCGCGTCCTCAAGTCCCACGGCCTCAAGTCCTCTGGCAAGAAGTCCACGCTCCGTGCCCGTGCCAAGAAGGCCCACCTGCTCGGCAAGGCTTAAATCTCTGCTGTAAATAATGCCTAAATATACCCGTAAACTTCGGAGGACTCGGCGATCCCGCAGGGGCGGTGATGAGAACTATGTTTTTCCAAAGCAGGTCATGCCTGCAAATGAGAATGTACGTCCCCTCCTAGATGCAAAAGCGAACCTTCAACCAGCATCCTTGCGAATTCTGAAACCCAAACAACAATCAATCAGCGAGTTAGAGTCTAGGAGAGCCAGCCTATCTGCAAGTCCAAAGAGCTCAATGGTGTATGGTATGGCCAGGCGCCGTAAGACACGCCGTCATCGCAAGTAAACAACCGCCCAACCCAGGGACGTCAATACGTCCCACATTGGTGCGTCGCCCTAGCCTGTAAATAATTTTTCTCGCTCTTATTCAAACAATCAATATGGGTGGTGGTCTTCTTCAGCTCGTCAGCTATGGTGCGCAGGACATCTACATTTCCGGCAACCCCCAGATTACTTTCTGGAAGGTTCTCTACAAGCGTCACACAAACTTCGCGATGGAGTCCATCGAGGTGACGTTCAACGGCCAGGCCGACTTCAACAAGCGTGTTACGGCTGTGATCAACCGTAACGCCGATCTCATGTATCGCACATATGTCCAGGTCGTTCTCCCCGCGGTTGACTTCGCGTCCGTCAGCGCGTTGAACCGCTTCCGCTGGCTCAACTACATCGGTCACCGTCTCATCAAGACGGTCGAGCTCGAGATCGGTGGTCAGCGAATTGACAGGCAATATGGTGACTGGATGCAGATCTGGACCCAGCTCTCTCAGGATGTTGGCACCACAGAGGCGCTCAACGACATGATCGGCAACACCCACGACCTCGTCCTGATGAAGGATCGCCGTGGATATGCGCTTGATGCATCTTGCGCGGGAGCCGAGCTCACAAACACCTGCGCCCCCCGTGCCGGAACCCCCGCGCGCACGCTCTACATCCCGCTCCAGTTCTGGTTCTGCCGCAACCCTGGTCTTGCGATCCCGCTCATCGCGCTCCAGTACCACGAGGTGCGAATCAACGTGGAGTTCGAGCAGTGGATCAACTGCACCTACTACGAGCTGATCACTACCGCATCGACTGTGCCCACAAGCATCCAGTCACTCACGGCTGCGTCGCTCTACATCGACTACATCTACCTCGACACTGAGGAGCGTCGCCGATTTGCCCAGCAGACACACGAGTACCTGATTGAGCAGCTCCAGTTCACTGGCGCCGAGTCAATCACAAGCTCGAGCAACAAGATCCAGCTCAACTTCAACCACCCGGTTAAGGAGCTCGTCTGGGTTGTTCAGCGCGACTCGTTCGTGGACTGCACACCTAACCAGACCTTCATCATAGAGGTCAACGGATGCCAGCCTTTCAACTACACTGATGACTTCAGCACGGAGGGCATCGTGATGGATGTCCTCGCCCGTGGCTCTCTGGGTGGTGTTGGAGGTGTTGGACTGACAACTCCTACAACTGCCGGTGATGGCCCCTCTGGACCTTACCTCCCTGGTCTTGGTATCCAGACTGGTCCCTCGCTCAACGGTGCCTCATGGCTCGACACCAACCTTGGTACAGGTGGTAACGACCAGGCGATCGTGTTTGAGGACACGACCAACTACCTCCTCGCGAAGGTCATCCTCCAGTCTGGTGTTCGTTGCGAGGGCAAGAACCCAGTTGAGGTTGCCAAGCTCCAGCTCAACGGCCAGGACCGCTTCACGGAGCGCGAGGGACGCTACTTCTCCCGAGTGCAGCCCTACCAGCACCACACCCGCACCCCGACTCAGGGTATCAACGTGTATTCCTTCGCGCTCAAGCCCGAGGAGCACCAGCCCAGCGGCACCTGCAACTTCTCCCGTATCGACAAGGCGACCCTCCAGCTCACGGTGTCAGTCAACACAGTGCGATCTGGACGAACTGCTCAGGTCCGAGTGTATGCAGTTAACTACAACGTGTTGCGAGTGATGTCAGGCATGGGCGGCCTCGCATACAGCAACTAAATACCAAAACCAAAAACTACAAGAAAACCCAAGAGAAAAACAAAAACACAAATACGGCTGGAAATCCAGCTATATTTGGGTTTGAAGTGTCTATGATGATCCGTAGACCAATTGTACGTATTTCTTTTCATATTCAATATAGTTAGGTATTTCGTTATACATGAAGTGCATCGCAGTCCCGCGACGAATTATAACCATAGCAAGGTTGTTCATATCCCTCCACCTATTCAAAGGGACTTCATCATACCCATCCACGAATAACTCAGTCTTCAACAGAATATGCTTATACGTGTCTGTTCGTATACAGAAGATACTATCGCAGAAATAGGGTGATGTGCTATCATATGTTAATGAATACGAATCTTGGTTAAGAATTTGATCCTTATATTTGCAGACAATGTTGTTCAATTCAACCAATGCGTGTTCATTAACTCTGATTGGGTGTATTCCCTTGTAATAATGTTCAATTGCTTTGACACCTGTATAGAAGTCACTAGAACTCCATTCATTTGCATCTACAGTGTATTTATTCAGAGAACGAAAGTCTACGTCCCATTTGGTTTCAAACAGATGTGCTTTGAATAACGTATACATGTGCTGTTTCTCATCTGGTGTTAGATAGTCATCAATAAAGTACTCACAGCTGGGTATTCCAGATGTAATCGTTGGTGTCAGAAGTAGATTGGTATCATTTTGTAAAATTGATCTGTTCTCAAACATGTAATCGTAAACAGATGAGCCCATAAGAATATCATTATCATGCTTGATAATATATGGAATTTCATTGTGTTGTGCAAACTCAAGTGTAAAGCGAATCTTACTCATATAATTGTTAACACAGTCGAACTGTTTGACGGTATAAGATATCCTTGAGTTTCTCAGGACCTCGTTGTAAAATTCAGTATCATCGGTATGTGTGAGCACGAGCAAATGAAGAGCATCCACGTGCTTAGATTCATTTATTGATTTCACGGTGTGCTTGAATGTATGTTGTCGCCGTTCCTCTGCCAAGTACATAATGCAGATATCGTGTTTAGGCTTGTAAAGAGAACGAACAAACTCTTCTTCGTATTCTGTGATTGTCTGTGTGGGTTTTTCGATATTGCTTCCTCCATCTGTGGTATTCAAGAACCATCGCCAGTTGTAGGTAATGTGGATTCCATATCCGTGATTTATGATAAGATGTTTTAAGCCCTTGTTCCAGGCAAATCTGTTCAGAGGGACTTCATCACACCCATCAATTGTAAGATTTTCAACGTTCAACAATTGGTTGTAGTTGGAAGTTGAGATAAGAAAGCACATGTCGCATAAGTACGTATTTTCCTTCTCAATGATAGAACAGCCCTTATTTGCAAACAGCTTATCGCGGTTCTTCACAATAAGGTTATTGATCATTTTGTTTCCAAACCCATGTCGGATTGGATGCATTCCCCGATAAAACTTGGAATGTCCATATTGATCACGCCCATCCGAGCCAGTTACCATTGTATTAGCTAAATGCGTCAGAGCATTGAAATATTCTTTATAGTTCCAAACAGTAGCTTCTACAGAGTATTTGTTCAGAGACCTGTAATCAAAGATGCCTTGTTGGTCATGAAATACACACTTTTTGAACTCATCTCGGATCAAATCAACCTCATCACTTGTGAACAAGGACTCAATGAAGTGTTCAACCGATGGGATTCCAGTTGACAATGATGGAGATAGTGTTAACTCTTTATCAACAAGGTGCCTATTTGAATACATATATTCCAAAGTATATGCGGGTATTATGATGTCATTATCGCATTTCATTATGTACTTGAATCCACCCTTCCTTGCGAAGTCGATTCCATACCGAATCTTAGGGAGATAATCATTTTTAGGACAGGGAACGGATACAAATGTTGATGAAACCCCGGCACCAGAAAGAAGACCGCTGTACTTGTCTATGGGATCTGTGTTCACAATAAGAATATGAAACTTCTCCTTGAATGCTGAAGCTTTGATCTCGTCTAAGAACTTTTCAAAAACGAAAAAACGGTCATTATTCGTGATATAGAGAACAAGTATCTTATCATTTAATGGAACTGCTTGTTGCGGAGGGGACGTGAACTTACCAAGTTCGCGATTAAAGTACATATTAAGTTTCTTGTAATGGGGTATGGAGTTTACATTTGGTATTATTACGAGTGGCTGTAATAATCAAAATCTAAGCAAAATAGTCGATTCAATCCATGCAATGAACATTCCAGTGTTTGAAATCATAGTTGTGGGTCCCGCCGAGACTTGTGTCCTTCCAGGTGTGTCATTTATACAGTTTGATGAGAGTGTGAAACCAAATTGGATCACGCGCAAGAAAAATATGATTTGTCAGCTAGCAAAGTATGAAAACATTGTCTTATTGCATGACTACGTTGTATTTCATCATGACTGGTATAATGGGTTCCTAAGGTTTGGAAATTCATTTGATGTCTGTATCAACCGAATTTTAAACCAGGATGGAACCAGATTTAGAGACTATACGCTCTTCCCGTTCTATATGCAGTCAATTGATACTAAGTTTTCTACACAGTGTCTATTGCCATATAACTTTAAGCTGACACCGATAACTGCTAAACTGTCGTATATATCGGGTAGTTATTACGTGGTAAAGAAACACATTGCACTTCAATATCCACTTGATGAAACAAAGTCATGGGGCGAAGGTGAAGATGTTGAATTCTCATACCGTACTGCGTGTCGCGGGATAGTTGCTCAAATGAACCCACACAGTGTAGTTTCCTTTTTGAAATACAAAAGTATTCCTGCTTGGGACGTAGAGATTACAGATACACGTCTACTAAGACTGTTGAACTCCCTAACAGCCAGGGATGTTGAGAAATGGAAACGAGATCCAGCGTGTTTTCATTTATTTCCGATCTTACATATCTAGAAATAGACGTGATAGTTTGAGTTTATAGCATTTGTAGGGCAGGTCAAAGGAACCTCCTGCTCAATTAGAACTCGCTTGCCAATATCAAAAACCTTTACATGATTCCAAAGAAGAAACCCATTACAACACCTAGGAAAAAGAGTTCTTAGGTAGTTTTGTTGTATTTGAGGGTGTACTTCGGAAAAACAATAGTTACTGATTAGGAAGTTATCATTGCCTTTGACATTGCTACCATACGTAGATGCACTTTCAAAGTAGATTGGGAATGAAGTCGTGTGGTTTGATAGATAGAGTTTCTGGAAACTCAAAGGATCATCCAAATCAATCATCGTATAGGATTTAACCGTGATTCCAAACATAGAGCTGAAGCTATCAATAGCCAGAGCTAGTCCACCGTAACCGCATCCAACTTCTACTATAGAAGGATTTAGGTTTTTAACACGGACACAATGACTCAAAATAAGCATTGCATGACGTATGTATCGTAATGAACTTGGCGATACAAGCATACCGTCAATCGATACTAGCTTAGGAGATCCAATTTGATCATTCTTTCTACAGAACGAGAGAATGGCCTCTCGACTTAATCCATTTAAGTTCGTAATGGATTCGAAATACTTCTGCCCTAACTCGGGACTTACATGCTCGAGGATACCTTGATAGGCTGGATTTCCCTTGAAGTTTGATAGATCTTTTGACTCAACAATACTGCGAATATACGCACAGTACGTTTGATACATAGGTTCTACGGTATTAGCCATTGATCTGTATCGTTGTTAAACGTTTAGACCCTTTACACGCAGTGGGAAATCAGTACACACTCCAAGACATACTCCATGATCTCCAGGTGGCATAACACAGATCACCTTTTCAGTCGTAGGACTACCAATGTTTCCCCAAATATATCCCTTACTTGTGAGAGTGTATGTATCCTTGTCATGGAAGAAGCAGTTGAACTGATCTTTTAAGTGAATAAGTGCATCTAGATTCTTACAGTGAACCCATAACACACTCTGATATTGTGTAAGAAATGTAATGGTTGTTTTGTATGTTGGAGCATCATGTCCTAACCACAATTCACCCTGCACTCGCCAAACATCAATCTCACAGTCAAACCCCTCTGCTATTGCAGAGCTGATCGTTTCCTCTTTATTTTCAGTTTCAGGATGGGGTCCATTCGTATTTCCGCGATGAGCAATAATCAGCATAATGTATATAAGTATTCTACCTTAAAATGAAGCTGATTGTATTTGACCTAGATGGGGTCTTGCTTGATTTTTGCGAGGTTCATTATGAAACTCTTAATCAAGCAATCTGTGAAGTAGCCGGATCACATTATTCTATTTCTCGCGATGAACATGATACAAGCTATAATGGGCGTAGTACTCGGGCTAAGCTCGCTATGCTTGGACAACAAAAAGGTTTAGCACCCCTTCTATTCGAGGATATCTTTATTCGGAAGCAAGAGTTAACCGCCAGCGCGGTATCTAGAGTTTCTAGATCACCTGTTCTTTTCTCAATTCTAACACGTCTCCGGACTGAGGGATATCAGACTGCATGTGCAACAAACTGTATTAGGGCTACTCTTAATGCAGCACTTGATGCACTCGGGATTCGTGATCTATGTACGTTCACAGTCTCTAATGAAGACGTTCTATACCCAAAGCCCAGCCCGGAGATTTATGAACTATGTCATCGGAAAGCAGGGGTTACTCCAAGTGAAACTCTCATCTTTGAGGATTCACCAGTTGGACTTGCTTCAGCACGCGCAAGTGGATCTAAGGTTATTTGCGTTCCCACACCATCGTCTTTAACCGAAGAGTTTGTAATGAGCGCACTTAGACCGATTACGATCGTGATTCCAATGGCAGGCAATGGAAGTCGATTCGCGAAAGCTGGATATACTGATCCAAAGCCACTTATTCCGGTTCACGGTAAACCCATGATATCGTGGGTAGTTGAGAATCTTAAAGTTCCTGGTGCGCGATTTGTATTTATCATTCGGGCAGATTACCCTGCATCTTGTAAAGAGTATCTTCGATCAATTGCACCCGAGTGTTCCATCATCGTGGTTCACAAAGTTACAGAGGGGGCAGCCTGCACTGTATTGCTCGCGAAGAATCAGATCAATAACGATACACCCCTTTTGATTGCAAATAGCGATCAGTTCATTGAGTTTGATGCAGGCGACTTTGTCCACTCATTCTTGATGTCGGGTGTAGATGGTAAGATTTCTACATTTGATGGTCATAGAGACCCTAAGTGGTCGTATGCCGCCGTAAAGGATGGATACGTTACTGAGGTTCGTGAGAAGGATCCATTTTCAGACCATGCAACCACCGGTGTGTACATGTGGAAGCGCGGTTCGGATTTTGTTCGGTTTGCCGAGCAAATGATCACAAAGAATATTCGGGTGAATAATGAATTCTATACGGTGCCCGTATACAACGAGGCAATTGCAGGTGGATTGAAGATTACGATAGACAGTTGCAAACAGATGTGGGGATTAGGTGTGCCTGAAGATCTTGAATATTTTCTTACAAACTACACGGCACATCGGATTACACCTGGAAAGTAGTATCCATCGATATAAATACCTGAGTCGTTAAAGAATCGAGTCGGCATCACAATGGTTCTGTTTGGGTTTAGAAACGCACCCCACCAAGAGAAGGACGAGTTTGCACAGATTCCACCTTTCGTGCACTGTGCCATCCCTGCAAGGCTCGTGAGTTCATCTGCTTGCACAAATGAATGTGAGATATTCGAGAGGAATGAACACTTCTTTGCATATGGGATATCATTCGTGTAGATGAAGAAGTGTGTGTCCTTTGGAAAGCACTGGATGGCATTCTGGTAATATGCCCGTTGTAAGCGTACATCATGTAGCCAATGATCTACAAAATCTCCTCCACGAATGTGTAGAAATGCCCCATCTTGAGGTGGGACAGACGGTAACACTAATCGGCTTGTAAAATCAGTAGGGATGTACTTCCAGTTCTGAAAATACCCATTAAGACAGATAGATTCATTAGATGGAAGTATCTGAGTCCAGTCATACTTTCGGTAGGATGGTTCCTGCACATCAGTGAATGGCTCTGGTAGCTTAGGAAGAGTTGCCCACCCAAATAGGATCGAGTCAAAGTAATTTGCAGAGCTATGAACCGTATTAGGTGATACTCTATCAAGAATGCATAGAGAACGTTTTGTTTCTATTGCAATCGTTTCGGATGCGGCGAGTTGGAACAATTGGTTCCCAAGACCCCCTGCAAGTTTAGCTGCCAGCATTATGAGCTATCTTTAGAAATATACGGTTCCCTATACGCGGTATGTATTTAGTTTTCTGGTATTCACTAAGAACAACACATGTTACGTCTTCCAGTCTCAATTGGAGAGGCAGTTGATAAGCTTACGATTCTTGATATCAAGTGTAAGCGGATTACGGATCCGATCAAACTCCAACACTGCAGGGTTGAATACCAAGCTCTGTATGATGAGCTTCAGGAGCATATGATCAAGTATCCCTTCCACTATGGGCTTCTATACAAGATCAATGATGAGATCTGGAACATTCAAGATGAGTTTCGGAAGAATCCAACTAAAGAAGATTGCGTATCTATATTAGACAAGAACGACATGAGGTTTCGTTTGAAGAACATCGTGAATAATCTGACAAATTCCAATCTTCGGGAACAGAAGGGATATCCGAAACGTAAGGCACTTGTATTTCATCATTTAGGATTGGGTGATCATGTTTGTATGATTGGGGCCGTACGGTATGTTGCACTGCAACATGATGAGACGGTTATCTTCTGCTATGCACGTAATGAGAAGAACGTGAGGTCCTTTTTCTCAGATGATCCAAGTATTACGCTGAGGGTTATCAACACATTAGATGAAGCTATCTATTACCAATCTGAATTTACAAGTGTGTACTTATCTGGAAACCACGCTCAGATCTGGGATAATTCAATTGACTTCCCTGCGTGTTTCTATGACCATATGAAGATGGACCGTTCGATCCGCTATTCATACTTTCATATTCCGACATCTCCTACCGCATTAACCGTCTATGAAACGATTCGTGAGGTGCCGTATATCTTCGTTCATCAGACCTTTCTTGGAAATGGTGGTGGAGTTATCTCATCATTTATTACGTGGGATATCAATGAAACACTCACACTTGATCCCAATATCAATCTGTATCCCGAAGGACACAAGTGGCATGACCTGGCACAAGGGACTATTAATTTGCCGTTCATAGACTACAGTGAAATCATTAAGCATGCAAAGGAGGTTCATGTTGTTAATAGTTCATTCTACTGCCTCGCTGCACACCTAGAATTAGATGCTTCGGTTAAGAAGTGCTACCTTCGTGAAACAGGTCAGTATGATCCTGCTTGGGGCTTTCGCTCGTAGACTGCCCACCCGTTCCGCTCTGTATCACAACCATCAACGCACACCCATTCAGGGTGATCAGCAAACCATGCGAGGATCTTCGGACACTTTGCAGTTTGCGTATCATCCAGGAGATACACGGATGCATTTGTTGTGGCAATCATCTTCTCAAACTCAAACCACGTCAAGTACTCAGCTCCATCTAGTAGAATTACCTGTGGATCGTTCATAGGGACGTATTTGCAGTTCCAAAAGTGCGTAATATCTTGAGTATGCCACTCTACATTGATCGACGGGTGGACTGCACAAACCATTTCCCACGTAGGACACTCGTGATCCTCTAACATCCGCCCATGAATGATCTGAATTGGAGAGTATCCCCTCCATACGTTTGTCGCTTCAATCACACGATCGTTTGCAATTTCATAACTCTGAAGTGCAAAGGTATCCTTGCGATTCTTAAATCCTTCATAGAAACAGCATGTAGAACCTTGACCATTCCAGGTCCCAATTTCAAGATAGCGACTAAACTTGGGATCTGATGCGTACTTGGTAATCCATCTTCCAAATGGACTATTGACTTGAACCTGACCTGTATTTGCAACGTTCATTTATATTCCCCTAGATACTATCATCTATAACTATCCGCGCCTTCTATTCCAGAAGTACTTGGGCTTTGGTAGGACATCATATACAATTCCATCAAGCGTATACTTTCCAACAAATTTGGCAAACTTCCTTTGAATAAAATCGATCTGATCCCTGTACGACATTGTATAGATTGGATCAAAGTCTGCGTTATAGTATGGTCGCCCATTAGTCTCATTTGAACGATTATGAAATCCATCTTGATCTTTTGGCATATTCCAATACCCATCACGATAAATAACGTCAAGAGGGATCTCCTGAGTGCCCGGAGTCATGATAACATTGTTAAAGTCAAGAAACTCAACCTTATAACCTTTAATATACTCAAGCATTGAAAGTGAATATCCATAAAAATGGCTTGTATCCCACCAATATTTTGGATCGTAGTTTACAGTAAACTTAATTGGAGGAGGAATCTTTTCATTGATTTCACTGATAATCAACTGAGGCTTATATACCGAAAGGATCTTCTGAAGCACGAAGAAATCATATCCATCAATGTCCAGCGAAAGATAGAAACCGTCAGGAACTCCAGCATCCTGTAAAAGTTGTATGATATTATCAGGTGTTACCATCTGCGAAATAACCTTAACGGGGTACTCTTTAACACGCTCCTTCAAATGAGCAACTTCTGGTGCACATTCAAACATTACACCACTCCAACCGTATTGTAGAAGGGCTTCGCTTTGTGATGTGACTATATCATCTGAAGCACCAATATCTACAAAGAATTTAATAGGCAATTCAAGAAGCCTATTTAGTATTTTAGATGATGTAGATGCCATTTATATTATAATTATAAACTATCATGTGCAACCATTCGCGAAACTAGTTCGGGAAACGTAGTCGTAGCTTTCCATCCGAGCTTATACCATGCCTTTGACGGATCTCCAATGAGAAGCTCAACCTCTGCCGGTCGATAGAACTCAGAGTTGATACGGATAATCACCCGACCGTTTTTATCCTCACCCGTTTCATTAACTCCCTCGCCCTTCCAAATGATCTTACCCCATGCAGTCTCCAAAAACTCTCGGACTGTATGTGTTTCACCTGTAGCAAGGATATAATCATCTGGTTTGTCCTGTTGAAGCATACGCCACATTCCCTCTACATAGTCAGGTGCATATCCCCAATCGCGCTTTGCATCTAGGTTTCCGAGCTCAAGAACGAAGTCGGGATCCTTTCGCAATCTCGCAATGCCCTTCGTGATCTTACGAGTGATGAACTCCTCTCCTCGACGCTCAGATTCGTGATTAAAGAGAATACCATTGCAAGCGAACATTCCATAGCTCTCACGGTAGTTCCTCACAATCCAATATGCATAGAGTTTTGCAACGCCATACGGGCTCCTAGGGTAAAAGGGTGTTGTCTCTGTCTGGGGTGTCTCAACCACTTTGCCATACAATTCAGACGTAGATGCCTGATAGAACTTGGCTCGGTTTAGATGAAGAGAGCGCAGGATATCGAGGATACGCAAGGGTCCAAGGGCATCCACCTCTGCAGTAAACTCGGGTTGCCGAAAGGACGTGTGGACGTGAGACTGTGCTGCAAGGTTGTACACTTCGATATTCTTGTAATGGGACACTTCCTCAAAGACAGCTCGTAGGGAGTTTCCGTCACAAAGATCAGCTTCCCGAAGGAAGAATCGGGGATGAGTGAGAATCTTAGAGATTCGCTCGGTGTTTGAACGAGATGTCCGCCGGGCGATTCCATAGACATCATAGTCCTTTGAGAGAAGGAGCTCTGCAAGGTAAGAACCGTCCTGTCCTGTTACACCTGTTACAACTGCAGCTTGGTTCATTTGATTACACTAGGTAATATCATGAAGATTCTTTCATCTGCAAATAGAAATGTGGACGGCAGAGGACGTGCTTTGTGGTGATCGCTTTCTAACTGCATTTCCCAACAACTACTTCAAGACTGATATCTTCTACATAAGGGGTACAACGTCCTGGCGCGGACGCGTGATCTTTCCTCCTAGATTACAGAAGACCATTATTGCTGGACATTCAGATTATCCTCTTACAGATGAGATTGTAGCTCGATACCCTCGTGCTACATGGTTTTCAACAAACACTCAGTCGAAGCGGGTGAATGGTGTTCCACTTGGAATTACTAATGATACAGATGAGTCCCCAATCCATCGCATCTATGGCAATATCCCAATGATGGTTGAGGTTGCACGTCTACCTCGTGACATCAAGAACCTCGTCTATCTGAACTTTGCAGTTCACACATATCCCTCTGAACGTGTTCCTTTGAAGGAGATGTTTACAGGGGTTCCGTGGGTGTCTCATGGCGAGAGTGTAAACACATTTGAAGGTCGTCGGGCATTCTTGGAAGACGTTCGTAATCATACCTTTGTCCTATGTCCTCGTGGCAACGGAATTGATACTCATCGCTTATGGGAAACGCTGTACATGGGGAGTATTCCCATTGTAAAGCGAGACATTGCACATTCTGGGTGGATGGATCTTCCTATTTTATTCGTAGATGACTGGAAGGAGGTCACACAAGATCGCCTTCTTGCCGAACAGAAGCGAATTCAGTCAACCTCTTGGAATATGGAAAAGCTGAAGGTCGGATATTGGATCAAAGTTATTAAGGAGTCTTTATAAACAATGAATCAACAAACGAGCATAGTACGACGAGAAAAACCAGCACACTATGAAAGGATATCCTGGACACCGCGTGGGATTTTAAAGAAAGTCCATGAATTTCACGGGTTACAGGGTGATGACGCAATGTTGTTCGAGTCATATTTTCATAGTCTTCGTAATGGTGTATTCTTGGAAATGGGAGCATTGGATGGAGTAAAGTTTTCAAATACTAAGTTTTTTGAAGACAATTCAAATTGGACTGGAGTTTTAATTGAACCCTTACCAGATGATTATCAAAAACTTGTGAAGAACAGACCAAATGCAAGATGTTATAATTGTGCAGTTTCAAAAACAGTAGGTGAGATTGAGCTCTATGTTAACGATGCAGTAAGCTCTGTCAAACATAATACGGATGAAGGAGCCTTTGATGCATGGCATCGCGGTAATAATGTTCAGGTAATCAAAGTTCCATCGAAACGTCTAGATACAATTCTACATGATGCAGGGGTCCGCCATATTGATTTATGGTCCCTTGATGTAGAAGGATCTGAATATGAAGCACTTGAGACAATGGATTGGTCCATTTCGGTATACCTTATCTACATGGAGATGCAGAATCTAGATAGGAAAGAGAGGTGTCATTCCATCTTACGCGCAAATGGTTTCAATTTGGTCCGCCTATATGGTATCAATGAGGTGTGGATCAATCCAGTTCATCGGAGGAAATATTGAGGATCTAGATGGACTTCTCCTCGAGGTACATACAACGGGTCTGTCCAGGACTCTAGAATGCAAATTGGAAATCTCGCATACAAATGGTCTAGATTGCCACGAAGAACAACCGGCGTTGCCCCACATGCAAGTGCTTCATAGACTCGATGAGTATCTTCACCGGTTCCGCGTGGACAGAGGACAAACTTTGAATGACACAAATCATCGTAGTATTCAGGATGACCGATTCCATTAACCGGATTTTTACGAACAACTCGGGGATCGTTTTCAAATGCATAATAACAATCCCATCTTGCTTGGTGAGTTCCTGAAAAATTAGAGTAGATCTCAATGTGACGATCTGTAGATGGACGGATATTTGGGATATGTTTCAGACCGCTATCCGGAAATCCAAGAGGAATTGTTGTGAGCTGTGGATGCTGAACCGTCGTGTTAATTGCCCATATATGCAGAGCACGAGGTAAAGTCTTTATAAGACGGGCTGCATCAAACGGTGTGTCGGCGTTATGAATAATCAGATTGAAGCGTTTTGGACTTGCAAGTCGGATGCTGAGAAACTGGTCTAGATATTCTCCATTAATGAAGACCCAATCTCCCTGACGAGATCCCCATTGCATAAAGGGTCGTTCCTTGTAACGAGGATCATAAATCCAAGTGCACAGATCAGCGAATGCTTTTCCAGAGATCATTATAATGGTAAAGGTGTTTTCTTTTTGTCTGTATGGACCGCCGAACCCGCGATACTATCCAGTTCCGATGTTGCAAAATATCTATTTAATTGGCACTCACTTTCCCGATTGGAAAGTCTACATCTACACATCACCTGACGTAGATGGAGAGTTTCTGAGACAAGTTGTTCAATATTCGAATGTAGTTCTACGTCCAACTGGCAACTTTGGAATCATCAATATGATTTCGCGATTCTTTGCGATTGATGAACCCGATGTTGAAATTATGTTTGTTCGAGATGCCGATAGTCATGTTCATTGGAAAGATCGGTGGGCGATCCGAAACTTCCTTTCGAAACCTCATTTTCATGTTCATGCAATCCGTGATCATCCAGAACATACATCCAGTTTAATGGGAGGAATGTGGGGTATGCGAAAAACTGCTAATCTGAATATTAGTCAACAGTATGAACTGTACTTAAAAAGTCCAATTGATCGTGGGTATGGAGCAGATCAGAGTTTTCTCTCAAGCTACGTGTATCCCTACATCCGAAACGTGTTGCTTGTTCACATAGGCGAAGGACCGGCTTATGATCGAGAGCATGCAATCAAGTTTCCATTCTTGTTTTCAGAAAACTTCTTTTGCGGACGCGATGACGGACCTGACTTTGTAGATGTACCAGAGCCTACAAAACGCGCTGTCTTTCCCTTTATAAAGTCACCAACGTAAACAATGATCGGAGTTGCAATCCCGTGTTATGTGAATCATTTTAACCTACTTCCTTCGCTTATTGAGAACATCTCAAAATCAACTATTCGTCCAGACCATATTGCTATCTCCTGTTCTTCGTGGACTCACGATAATCGAACCGATACGGTGTATGAGGGAATCCCGGTTTCGATACAATATTCTACGAAACGGCTCAATCAAGCTACAAACCGAAACATTGCAGGGAGTATGCTACGAACACAGTTGATTTCGTTCATTGATGCAGACGATCTAATGCACCCATCTCGGCTTGAGTACGTGGTGCGGGCGTTCAAAGAGGGACCCTACCATGCAATCTACCATAGCTATGCAAGTGAGCCGATTGGTGAATATTCAAAGCCGTTTGAGCCGATAGGAGAGTATGAACTTGTTTCAACACCGATTGTTTCAAATCCAAATGCAATTGGAATTCTGGTTGGAAGTACCTCATATCCAATCCATCACGCGCATGTTACAGTTCGGAGGGACGTGTTCAACAGGTTTAAGTTTGATGAACGATGGGAAGTCTACAGAATGGAGGATTCATTCTATGGCAAGACACTTGTAGAAAGCGGTGTATCGTTAGGCTACCTTGCAAACAAACTGACGCGGTATATTTTCACACCTACTCAATAAATGCACATCAAGGCAATTGGATCGCGCGCACAGGTAATGCATGGAACGGCTGACCACACAAGCGGTGGGCTCAAGAAGGGAGACCTTAAGTACAATAAGAACGGTCGTATCGTATCGCGTAAGAAGTCAGCTCGGATGGCACACGGAAAAACTCGCCGTAACAAGTAATGCGGTTGATCTCATTGATTGGTGCTGCGGTATGGGTGGACTTTATTGTGATGTTGATTACCAAGCTTGGTCCCGGACAGCGTATTCCGTTTCTCCCTCCAGCTGGTGCGCTGAAGTTATGGTATGATAAGTTTGGATTGGCTGCCGTCTCTGCAGATGTTCTCAGTGCAGTGTTGGGAGTTCTGATTGCCATGTTCATATTCCCAAATGCCTGGGGACCCTCATTGGTCGCAGGTGCTATTTTTGTTCAGATTATTCACGATGTATTCTTCTACTTTGTTGTAATCCGGGGACTGCCACATGGACAGAATCAGATGATTGATGTCTTCAAATCCTACGCAGATGAGGGTGGATTGACAATCCTGTTGGCAGATGCGTTAATT